TGACATTTATGGTCGCACTCAAGAAATACCTGCTTCTATATTTGATAACGAACAGGTTATAGAAATAGCAAAGACTAACGCAGAGTTAGACTTGCGCCGTGAAGCGGTGTTCGGTGAGATCAAACATCAGATGGTCCCACCTAGAAAAGATATAGGTGGGGAGTTTGAACTCTTTGGTTTATTACACTCAAGGGGTATGAGATTTCTAAGAGAGGTTAAAGATGGCGATTGAGGATCCAAAGGAGTTACTGCTCCACGTACTACATACCAAGGATGCTAGTCGTTCTCGCAGTACACAGACACAGGTAGGTCCATCAGAGATTGGTGGTTGCCGTCGTAAGGTCTGGTACCGACTCAACGCACAGCCAGAGACTAATGAGAATCAGTCAAAGCTTGCAGCAATTATGGGTACTGCTATCCACGCAGCTATCGAAGATGCTATCGGTCATATCGATCCTGAAGGCAAAGAGTACTTGGTTGAGACCGAGGTTGCATACGGTGATATGAAGGCACACGTTGACTTGTTCGTACCTAGTACTGGTGCTGTCATTGACTGGAAGACATCTAAGGTTAAGAACCTTAGTTACTTCCCATCAAAGCAACAGCGTTGGCAGGTACAGGTCTATGGCTACCTACTAGCAAAGAACGGTTACGAGGTTAAGACAGTTAACCTAGTGGCTATTGCACGCGATGGTGCTGAGAAGGATGTCAAGGTACATACAGAACCCTACGATGAGGCTATTGCGCTAGAAGCATTTGCCTGGTTAGATTCAGTCAAGGCATCACCAACCTTGCCAGAGCCAGAGAAGGACGCTACCTTCTGTGCCAGCTACTGCCAGTACTACGATGCTACAGAGCAGATGGGTTGTGGTGGTCTAAAAAAAGAACGTATCGTCCTTAGTGAAGTGATCATCGAGGACGACGAAGTTGACAAGAATGCCTTGCATTATTTACAGTTAGATGCAAAGATAAAGGAGCTGGAGAAGGAGAAGGATTCCTTAAAGGCTTCATTGGAAGGAAGTACCGGAACTACTAAGTCTGGTATTGAAATCAGTTGGACAACTGTTAAAGGTCGTGAGACTGTAGACAGTAAGGAAGTTGAGAAACTTCTAGGGTTCATACCAAAGGTTGTTGGTAATGAATCAGTAAGACTAAACATCAAAGGAATAGGCAAATGAAGAAAGCAAGAATCCGTAAAGATGCTTTTGTGATTGGCTTTTCATTAAGGCCAGATTACTATGGTCTACCGCCTAAGAGATATTTTTCTTTGTGGCTGGGTTTTATAGAAGTATTTATTTATGCAGGAAAATATAAATCAAAACTAACAGGAGGAAAATAAATGGCTGCACCAGATTCAACTAAGTTCCAGATCAACTACAAGTTATCTGACGGAACACTCATCAACCTTTATGCAACAGATATAAAGGACCTAGAGACAGGCCTTGCAGATCTTGGAATGGTCGCATCTCTTATCAAGTCAACAGGCGCTGACCTTGGTGGTTCAGCGACAGCATCAGCAGTTGCAGCACTTCAAGCAGGTGGACTTGCACCTACACCAGTAGCAACACCAGCACCAGCACAGGCAGCACCAGCTGCTGGTAACGCTTGTCGTCACGGTGCAATGGTCTACAAGGAAGGCGTAAGCCAAAAGGGTCCTTGGAAGGCTTGGATGTGTGCAGCACCTAAGGGTGCGCCAGACAAGTGCGACGCTATCTGGATTCGCTAGTTAGATGCGCGGTCCTTGGGAGTATGAGAACCCAAGCTGCGCTTCAGTAGGTGGAGAGTTCTGGTTTCCAGAGAGAAGTCTTAGAGACGATGAGATAACTTTATTTAGTTACTCGTCACCAGAAGTCCTACTTGCCAAATCTGTTTGTAATAGTTGCATACATAAGAAAGAGTGTATGCAATGGGGGCTAGAGCACGAGAGGTTTGGGATCTGGGGAGGGCTTACCGAAGGTGAGCGTGAACCAATCCGCAAGCAACTCAATATGTTGGTGGAGGAGGTAGGCATTGCTGACTTTACAGCGAGCGTGGGGAACAGTTCTCACGAAGGCTACACCTCTACCTGATGTATGGGAGGGGTTAGCAGCTAAGCAGATTAAGTTCCGTAGAGGACAGGTCTGTATGGTTGCAGCCGCACCTAACGCGGGTAAGTCTATGTTTGCATTGATCTATGCAATCAAGGCAGAGGTACCTACCCTATTCTTCTCAGCTGATACTGATACTACTACCGTGATGATGCGTGCTGCTGCACACTCATCTGGTCATAACCAGGTAACCGTTGAGCAGAACCTATCGGCTGATAGCCACTATTACGATAAGCACTTTGACAAACTGAAGCACATCAAGTGGGTCTTCGATTCATCACCATCACTAGATGATATTGAGTTAGAAGTAAAAGCCTACGTAGAACTCTACGGTGAGGCACCAGAGTTAATCATCATAGATAACTTGATGAACGTAGCAGCCGAGACAGATAATGAATGGGCTGGACTACGAGCAATTATGATGGAGCTTCACGATATGGCACGCAAGACAGAGGCCTGTGTGCTAGTACTACACCACGTCTCTGAGCAATCAGAGTATGGATCTCCGACGAGACCACCTGCACGTAGAGCAATTCACGGCAAGGTGAGTCAATTACCGGCTCTCATCCTTACTCTGGGCTACGACCCAAACAATGCAGAGTTGAATGTAGCTGCGGTAAAGAACCGCTTTGGTCCACATACCGCAGATGCTAGTGACTACGCAGGGTTGAACGTTAACTACGGAGCCTGTCAGATCAGTGACAGGAATGCCTTTGGTGCAATGCTGGCCAGAGATGCCCGTTACGGGTATACTGGTAGCTATGTTGTAGAACAAGACGAATATGGAAATGAGATAGAGGTATGAGGAAAGCGTTACACTTGAAGTTGGTAAGCCTTCACTTTGGTTACACCAACTTCAGAAGCTTTGGTCTAGGTATCCACGTAGATCGTTGGTCACTAGGTATCGACCTTGGCCCATTCTGGATTGGGGCTGAGTGGTAATGGCCAACACAGAGATCCAGTACCTGAAGAAGCGGGTCAACCAACTAGAGAACGATATGCGTAATATGGTTATGGCGTTGATTGAACTCAAGGTCTTTAAGATTAAGACAGACGAGAATGGTAACGCTGTCTATGACACAGGTAAAGAAGAAGCGTAAGCGCTACTCAGTACATAACTACTACAAGTCTTGTGGTAACTGTGGACTGTGGCTCTACACTGATGAAGACATAACCTTTGTCAGTGGTTCGTTAGGTCCAACAGATTCAGCATACTTTCATACCACGTATGAAGGATGCGTAGAAGCTACCGATAGGCTTAGGTCTAAGGTTGGTTTACATAGGGAAGGTCACGCAGTATCTTATGGCAACTAAGTATGATCGAGTCAAAGGTGCAGTCTTTGAGACTGGCATCCTTAAACTGTTCCGGTCAATACCAGGATTCTTAGCAGAACGTCTCACCAAAGCGGGTGCTAAGGATGAAGGAGATCTAGTGGTGATGGTGACGGGTAAAACCTACATCCTAGAACTCAAGAATAGAAAAGCCTTGAACCTACCAGAGTTCTGGGCTGAGGCTGAAGTTGAGGCGCAGAACTATGCGAAGGCACGGGGTCTGGCGGAGGTCCCACCTGCTTACGTCATAGTGAAGCGTCGCAACTCCAGCCTAGAAAAGAGTTGGGTAATCTGCTCACTCGAACAATGGATAAAGGAGAAACAATAATGCCAGTACCAGAAGGAATCATCAGCACATCAACAGGACCAGTAGATCCTAACGCACCAGTCGTTGAGGAAGTAGTCGAGCTGGTTGAAGAAGAACTACCAGAGGCAACAGAAGAAGAATGATCTGCAACGCTTGTACCTACAAGATGCACAGAGAATGTAAGGGATGCGAATGTCAACATCGGACTGGTCCAGGTCACGTAAATCAAAAGGCTATAAAGGTGACGTTGACGCGAACACAATCCCAATCGGACCCATTGTTACCTACTTCGGGGGCGAAGTCCGTGAAGGTAAGTCAGCATCAGTAAGGTGTTGCTTACATAGCGACAGCCGTAGGTCGGCTGTCATTAACACGTACGATAACTTGTACTACTGTCATACGTGTGGCAAGGGGGGCAATGCGGCTAACCTTGTCTGCATACTAGAGAACTTGGAGTTTAAGGATGGCCTCAAACGCGCAATCGAAATTGCAACTGGAAGCGGCGCAGCGTTACGCT